TATCGGCGAGGTTCACCGAGGAATCTTAGGATTCAAAAAAATGACTGAAGAAGTCCAAGCCCTAGCGGAAGTAGACTCCGCGCCAACCAGGATGTGACGGCCACACCTGAAGTTGCTGAAAGTACGCCGGAAGTCGCTGAGAACCAAGTTGATCAGGCCACAGAGGAAAAGAAGTACTCTCAAGCTGAAATTGATGCGATGATCGGCAAACGCCTCGCAAGAGAGCAACGTAAGTGGGAAAGAGAGCAAGCAAATCGGTCTGCGGAATCGCAAATCGTGAAAGCTGCACCAACTGCGTCCGTTGACCAGTTTGAAAGCCCTGAAGCCTATGCGGAAGCAATGGCCTATCAGAAAGCTGAAGAACTATTGGCCAAACGTGAAGCAGCCAAGCAGCAATCAGCCGTTCTCGAAAGCTATCAAGAGCGTGAAGAAGCAGCACGGGACAAGTATGATGACTTTGAACAAGTCGCCTACAACCCCAAGCTACCAATCACAAACGTGATGGCTGAAACGATCCAGTCTTCGGACATTGGGCCTGAGTTAGCGTACTACCTTGGCTCAAATCCAAAAGAAGCAGATCGCATCTCACGCATGACGCCACTCGGTCAGGCGAAAGAGATTGGGAAAATTGAGGCCAAATTGGCATCAGCGCCCCCGATCAAGAAAACAACATCTGCGCCCGCGCCGATTTCTCCTGTCACTGCACGCTCCGCTGGAGCAGCAACTTTGGACACTACAGACCCTCGCTCTATCAAGAGCATGACGGCCTCGCAGTGGATCGAAGCTGAACGTGCAAGACAGATTAAGAAGCTACAAGCACAGAACCGCTAATTTTTTTAAAGGACTTTTGAAATGTCAAACAGTATTCTGACGATTGATATGATCACAAGAAAAGCTCTCGAAATTCTTGAGAACAACCTTGTGCTTACCCGTAACGTGAACCGCCAGTACGACGACAGCTTCGCTGTTGAAGGTGCTAAGATTGGTTCCACACTGCGTATCCGTTTACCCGACCGCGCTCTGGTAACTGACGGCGCTGCCTTGCAAGTGCAAGACGACAACGAACAGTTCACCACTTTGACCGTTGCCAGCCAAAAGCACATCGGTGTCAACTTCACATCTGCTGAATTGACCATGCAGTTGGATGACTTCGCAGAGCGTGTTCTGAAGCCTCGTATCAGCCAGTTGGCATCTTCCATTGATGCAGACGTGGCCAATGCGTACAAAACCATCGGTAACACCGTTGGTACACCTGGCACAACTCCTTCTACTTCTTTGGTCTTGTTGCAAGCCCAGCAGAAGCTGAACGAGAACGCAGCTGTGATGTCTCCCCGTTACGCTACCGTGAACCCAGCTGCTAACGCTGGCTTGGTTGAAGGCATGAAAGGTCTGTTCAACCCAACAGACACTATCAGCAAGCAATTCAAGAACGGCATGATGGGCACTGGCGTGTTGGGCTTTGACGAGATCAACATGTCTCAGTCTATCAAGCAACACACTACTGGTTCGCGCGTTGCCACCGGCAACTCTGTGACCACCACTGTGACTTCTCAAGGTGCTTCTAGCATTGCTTTGACTATCGGCTCTGGCCTGACAGTTAAAGCCGGTGACGTGTTCACTGTTGCTGGTTGCTTTGCTGTGAACCCACAGACCCGTGAGTCTACTGGCTCTTTGTTCCAGTTCGTTGCTTTGGCTGACGCCACTGCCAGCGGCACTGCAATTGTTGTGAACGTTGCTCCTATCTACACCGCTGCCAATGCTTTGGCTACCGTTGACAGCTTCCCTGTCTCTGGTAAGGCTGTTGTGTTCGTAGGCGCTGCTTCTAGCCAGTACGCACAGAACTTGGTCTATCACAAGGACGCCATCACCTTTGCAACTGCTGACTTGCTGTTGCCACAAGGTGTTGACATGGCTGCTCGCGCAGTCCACAACGGTATTTCTTTGCGTATCGTGCGCCAGTACGATATTAACAATGACCGTATGCCTTGCCGTATTGACGTTTTGTACGGTTTCAGCACGATCCGCCCACAAATGGGCTGCCGTATCTGGGGCTAATCTGATTGGGGCTTCGGCCCCTTTCGTCTTAACATCTTTTTAAGGAAATTATCATGGCATTACCTAATGGCGCAGGCGGTTACCAAGTTGGTGACGGCAATCTGACTGAAGCTCAACTCACCGTACAAACCATCCCCGCAACTTTGACCGGCGACACCACTTTGACCGCCGCTCAAGTGGCGGTTGGTTTGGTTGTTTGTGCAAAAGCCTCGGACGCTACATTGACAGTTACGTTGCCCACCGCAGCGTTGCTTGATGCAGCTATTCCTAGCGCAAAAGTTGGTTCAGCTTTTGAATTGACCATTTGCAACAACAACAACACCGGCTCATCGTCTACCGTTCCTGTTACCACAGGCACTGGTATTACGATCTTTGGCTCTGTGACTGTCCCACGTTTTGGTGCGCACACGTACCGTTTCGTGCGTACTGGTGACGCAGCCTATTCGGCGTTTTTGAAGTAAACCTAATGGGGGCTTCGGCCCCTGTTTTTAAGGAACAATCATGCCTACAAACACTAAACCTGTTGGTGTTGCGTACGAAGACCCGCAACTTGACGGTGCAATCATTGGCACTGCCGGCGGCACTGCTGGCTTTTATGGCACTACGCCTGTTGCCCAAGCTGCTGCCATCACAGCCGTCACCAATACCGCCACCGGTACTGAACTGGCGACTGCAATTAACGCGCTTCGTGTGGCGTTGAAAAACATTGGCATAACTGCCTAAACCAACCAGGGGGCTAATCACCCCCTTCTTTTTATGCCCATCATTTACATGTCTCACCCTGTCCACGGCGCAAAGATTGCATCGATGGAACTTGAAGCCGAGAACGATGAAAGAAATGGCTGGACACGCTATACTCTTGACACGCCTGATGTTGTTGAAGAGGCGGCTCCACAGGAAGTAAAACGTAGACGTGGCCGCCCGGCTGTTGAGGCGGTCGAACAAGGAGCGTAAATATGGCGACCTACACCGCTGCCGATCAGATCAACCGGGCGCTGCGGCTGCTGGGTGTGCTGGCCGAAGGTGAAACCCCTTCTGCATCGGTGTCTCAAGACGCTTTAATGGCGCTCAACCAGATGATTGACTCTTGGAACACCGAGCGTCTGTCTGTCTTCCGTACCATCGACCAGATTGTCAATTGGCCGGTTGGCTCAATCGAAGAAACTCTTGGCCCTACCGGCTCCTTGGTGCGCCTAAACGGCACTGCCGTGCGGCCTGTTTTGGTGGACGACGCCACCTATTTCAAAGACCCCGGCACTGGGGTGTCGTATGGCATTAAGCTGATCAATCAGCAGCAGTACAACGGCATTGCGGTCAAGACCGTGACCTCAACCTTTCCCCAAGTCATGTTTGTCAACATGACCTACCCAGACGTTACGATCAACATCTACCCGCGCCCCACACGTTTGCTGGAGTTCCACTTTGTCAGCGTGCAAGAGTTAAGTCAGCCAGCCAATTTGGCAACCGACATTTTGTTTCCGCCTGGGTATTTACGGGCTTTTGTGTACAACTTGGCCATGGAGTTTGCGCCTGAGTTTGGCGTTGAGCCCAGCCCCCAGGTACAGCGCATCGCCATGACCAGCAAGCGCAACTTGAAGCGCATCAACAATCCTGATGACATCATGTCTATGCCGTATTCGTTGATTGCGACTCGCCAGCGCTTTAACATCTACGCCGGCAATTACTGATGAAGACGCCTATCCTTGGCTCGACCTACGTAACCCGCAGTGTCAACGCTGCGGATGCGCGCATGGTCAATCTGTTTCCAGAAGTCATCCCCGAAGGCGGCAAAGAGCCTGCATTCTTGCAACGCTGCCCAGGGTTGACGCTTTTATCAACAATGGGCGATGGCCCTATTCGCGGTCTGTGGGCGTTCTCGCCCAACGACGGTGTCGGCTTTGTAATATCGGGCAATCAGCTCTACAAAATCAACAACGCTTATACACCCACGCTGATTGGTACCGTGGCGGGCACTGGGCCGGTCAGCATGGCCGACAACGGCACGCAACTGTTCATCGCCGCCAACGGCCCCAGCTACATCTACAACAACACCACCAACGCCTTTGGCCAAATCACTGACCCCGATTTTCCCGGCGCGGTGACTGTCTGCTATCTGGACGGCTATTTTGTGTTCAACGAGCCCAACAGCCAAAAAATGTGGGTCACAACCCTTTTGGACGGCACGTCCATTGATCCGCTTGAGTTTGCCAGCACCGAAGGGTCGCCTGACGGCCTGTTGGCCGTGGTGTCCAACTTCCGTGAAGTCTGGGCCTTTGGTACAAACTCCATTGAGGTCTGGTACGACTCAGGCGCCACAGACTTCCCCCTGCAACGCATCCAAGGCGCGTTTAATGAACTTGGCTGCGCCGCCCCCTACTCCATCGCCAAGATGGACAACGGCCTGTTCTGGTTGGGCCGGGATCGCCGGGGCCAAGGTATCGTCTACCGAGCCAATGGTTACCAAGGCCAGCGAATCTCGACCCATGCAGTTGAGTGGCAAATCCAACAGTACGGCGACATGTCGGACGCGATTGCGTACACTTATCAACG